AGTACGGAACTGTAAAAATTACAGGTCAAGAACTGGAAAATTTACAGCCAATCAAGACTAATAATATCAAGACTAATAATATCAAGACTAATAATAACCAGACTAATATCATCATCAAGGAGGATGATGAAAATCTAATTTTTAAAAAATTAAAAGAAGCCTTCGGTGAAATGCATGTCAATGGCACTATGGTTGAAGAGGTTGAAAGACTACTTCGACAGTACGGGAAAGAACTTGTAGTTTTGGCTTTAGATAAAACAATCCTAAATGCAGGTAAGTCTCTCAGATATACTATGTCAATCCTCCAACGATGGGACGGTCAAGGCTTGAGAACGGCTGAACAGATTAGGGTAGCTGACGAAGAGTACGAGCGGAAGAAATCCAACAAGACTCAAGTTGATCCTTATGGAAATATTCCTTCTTGGTCCAATTTAAGACCAGAGAATCAGAAAGAGCCAGAGCCTGAAATGTCTGACGAAGAATATGAAAGACGGTTGAAGGAGTTTTTAGCCAGTGAATAAGATTGATTTTAAGAAAGTTAAGACTGACGGCAACCTATTTCGTGAATTTGAACGGTACATGAAAGGATATTTTAATACGCAGATTACAAAAAGACAGTTTTTGGATTTTGTAGATCTATGCGAGAATAAAAAATTCTATCTTAACCCGTTTCAGATGTGTGCATGGCTGCTCAACAAGTCTGTATGTGTGATTGAGGGCCGATGGTACGAGGCGAGAAGGACAAAATAAATGTTTTTTAGAAAAGCGAAAGAAATCAAAGAATTAAAGTCTTTACTTTCGATCTTTTACGAAAGAAACAAGATTCAGACGAATTTGATTAGAGTACATCTCAATACCAATCAACGGTTGAGGGAAGAAATTAAACGATTGAAAAAGGAGAGTAAGCTATGAATGAACGCTTACAGCTAATATTAGCCTGTATCAGAGTAGGACGGGCGAATGTACTGACCACGCGCGACATTGCCAAAATGACGAACTTATCAGTCCGTAAGGTACGAGGTGGCATAGCAGAACTACGGCTTAACTACTCAGTGCCTATCGTGGCAAGCCGTTCACTTCCTCGCGGATATTATTTTGCGGAGAATGACGACGAATACACAGCTTGGGTCTTGCAGTACAAGAAACAGATCAAGACTGAACAGAAGCTACTTAACAGCTTGAAATCTACAAAATGGGATCACTACAAGAAAATCAAAAAGGAGATAAAACATGGCAACACTTTACGAACTAACCGGACAATTTCTTGACATCTACAATATGGACTTGGACGACGAAACAAAACTGGACACGCTGGATAGCATCGACTGGAACGAGGACTACGAAAACAAGGTAGAAGGCTATATCAAAGTCATTAAGAACCTTGATGCAGATATCGAAGCTCGCAAGAATGAAATTGACCGCTTGAAGAAGTTGAACGATGCGGACAAAGCCAAAAAGGACCGCATGAAAACCACGCTTGAAGAAAGCATGGAACTCACAGGACATGACCGAGTAGATACGACCTTGTTTAAGGTATCATTCAGACGATCTAAGGCCGTGGAGGTTGACATGGTCTTACTACCAGACGAGTACAAAAAAGTTGAATACAATGCAGATAAGACGGCTTTAAAACGACTTCTAGCAGACGGGCAAGAAATTGCTGGGGTTACCTTGGTAGAAAATAAGAATTTGAGTATTAGGTAAGGAAAGATGAATAAATCAGAAACAATAACAGAGTTGAGCAAGGCTTTTGCCAAAACTCAAAAAGAGATGAAACATCCTTTAAAAGATGCTAACAATCCATTTTTCAAGAGCAAGTATGTACCGCTTGAAAACGTGGTAGAAGCGATCGCGGAGTCAGCAAGTAAGAACGGGCTATCGTTCACACAGTACCCGTCCAGCGACGAAGCCGGAAACGTGACAGTAGGAACGCTGGTTATGCATGAATCGGGCGAATGGATTGAATATGATCCAATCAAGATGAAACCAGTCAAGAACGACCCGCAATCAATCGGGTCAGCGATCACTTACGCGAAACGGTACGCACTATCTGCGATTTTTGGGATCACAAGCGACCAAGACGACGACGGCAACGAAGCAACGCAAACGAAGAAGCAACCAGCGAAAGAAGCTAATGATCCAGTTATCTCAGTAGAGGAAGCCAACCGCTATTTGAAAGAGATAGCCACTATCGCAGAAGCGAAAGGGAAACAGGATGGCTCAATCGCTAAATGGTTCTTGCAACATCTAAACGTTGCGGATTACAAGCAGATTAAACAATCACAAGTGGAACAAGCAGAAATGCTGTTAGGTAAATTGAAAGGATAAACAATGTTAAACTCAGTAACCCTAGTTGGCCGTATGGCTGGCGATGCAGAATTACGCTACACGCCAAATAATCAAGCAGTGGCCACGTTTAGGCTCGCAGTCAATCGCCCTTTTAAAAATCAAAATGGCGAGCGCGAAGCAGACTTTATTAACTGCGTGATCTGGCGACAACAAGCAGAAAACTTGGCGAACTGGGCCAAGAAAGGGGCTTTGATTGGGATCACAGGACGTATTCAAACACGAAGTTACGAGAACCAGCAAGGCCAGCGGGTATATGTTACGGAAGTAGTCGCAGATAGCTTCCAGTTATTGGAAAGTCGCAAAGACCGCGAGGGTGGGCAGTCACAGGGATATAGTCATCCAGACTTTTCACGGCAGACACAAATGAACGCAAACCCTATGGACATCTCAGATGATGATCTCCCGTTCTAAAAAATCAAAGGAGAAAAATAATGCCAAATTGGGCCAAAGGATCTCTTAAATTAAGAGGAAGAAGCAAAAATATTTCATCAGCATTGAAAGAAATGCTATTAAGCGACACTGTAACATTAGAAGAAAAATATGATGGTACTCTACTTGAATTCAACAACACAGCTCCCTATTTTTACATCAATGGTACAAGACGAGCATTTATTGACCAAAAACAAATAGAAGTTTGGCTTGAAGAAGAATTTTGTACCGTTGAACTGGATAATTTTGAGCAAGCATGGATTGCTATTCCAGAAAATTATCAAGAAATTTCAAGTGAGTTTGATGTTGATATTAAAATTTTTACATTTGAGTGTGGCATGGAATTTACACAGGAAATTGAAATTTCCAAAGGTAAAATTATCAAAAACGTTTGTAATGAATATGATGATTATCGATGGGAAGTCCCGTTTAGCAATTTGGGAGGATAAAATGACAGAAGGAATCAAATCGGCATTATTATGACTTGGATTGAAGAACATTTTGCCAAGGAATATCCAGAAATCAAATCTATACAAGACGTCTGGGACAAGGATGATTTAGGTGGATATCAGACACAGCGGTATTCGAGGGAATTGAATAAAGTGATTATCACTAACGACTTGACCGCTATTAGTAACGATCTAAATTCAATCGGGCTTACTTTGGCAGATTTTAAACAGCAACTAACTTTATTTTAAAAAAAGGAGAAATAACATGAAACAACAAAAAGAATTTTACACAATCGCACAAAATGGAACGAACAAATTTTTAACAGGATATAAAAATCGAGAACACGCATTAACGTTTAGTGCTGAATTTACTAATGAGGTTCGCTGTGCATTGATTTTTGAAAAAAGAGATGAAGAAACCAAAGAATCCATGGAAAATCTGGCTAAGGCTGTAGGTGGTCGTATTGTTAAAATCAAAGCAGAATACGAGATCACGGAAGAAGATGGATCGGAATTAAAAGAACCAGTTGAAAGCAACGAAGAAAGTGACCACGATGCCCTTGATTGCTTTATCAAAAAAATGTTAGGACTTTAAGATGATCGAACTAACGATACCTATCGAGCCGAAAGCCCAAACCCGCCCAAAATTTGGGCGAGGTGGGGCATACGAAGACCCAAAAATGAAAGCGTGGCGCAGATCTGCTACGTACCTGATTAAAAGTCTGTACAAGGGCGAGAAGCTACAAGGATATCTCAAAACAGAAGTCACGTTTTACTTGAAAGCGCCTCAAGTCGTATCGAAGAAACCCACACCAAAAGCCAAGGCTAAAACATGGGAACGATACGAACGATTTATGAATGAGCGAATATACTGCGCCAAGAAGCCAGATCTTGACAATCTAGAAAAGGCAATATATGACAGCATTTCAGACGCTAACTGCATTTGGTGGGATGATAACCAAGTTGTAGAGCATACAACAAGAAAGGTTTACTCACCAAATCCACGAATTGAAATTAAAATTAAAAAAATTTAGTAAATGGAAAGGCGAAAAAACTTGAATATGCGAGGGTGAATAATGTCACTAGTGGAAGAATTTTTTAAACAATATGACGAGTTGGCTGGTAAATACGAGAAGTACACTGAGGTATTTAAGAATCAGGGCGCAGAACGACCTGCAGAAGTAGCAAAATATATTTCTTTGTCGAGAAGAAAAAACGAGATGCCGTCTCCGATTTATTTGATTTATTTTGACGGATTGCTAAATGATGAATTTCTTTTAGAGTGTATGGACTACTATTTAGAAAATACCAAAAGGAAATCTAGGGCAGCGAAAGAAACAAGGGAACAATTCGCAGAAATGGATGACAATTCTAACAAAAGCATCATACTTAAAAAGCCAAGTAAGAGACGGGTAGCAATAAAGGAATATTACATAGAACGCGCTTTAAAGCTAGGTCTTTAATTCAGGCTGGCAGACTCTAACAGGTCTGCTAGTCATACCTCACAAACAATAAAATAAGACACTGATGCGAAGCGAGTGAGGCGCTTCAAATTGAATCGTGATAAAACTACTGGTTTTATGCCTTAACACACGGTTCAAAAAAACTGTATATCAACCGATAAATAATAAAGGAGAGTCCTCTTTTTCACAAATTTACATACAAGTAAGTCTGATATACGCTTACGACCGATCAACATAAATACCATGGCATGGTAATGATGATAGTTCAGAGCAGTGTTGTTGATCCACTGCGGGTTATGACGGTTCGAGGGGTGGAAGTCTCGGAGGGTTCGACTCCTTCCATAATCTTTAGGACGGTTTTAGGACTCCTTATGATTTTTTACATTTTTATTTCATCGCTATCGACCCGTCCCGATAGCTACCAGATGTTAGACTCCGAAGCGGTGCGATACCGCTTATCTGGTATTGCTCACTATAAATTTAGAAAGGCCCTCTTTCTGTTTTTCTGAACGAGGGGAGCATGAGCAACTCCCCTATTTTAGTAAAGTGGATAGAGATTATTATGGATATTGATTTAATTAAGCGATCAATTCGACTGGATCGACAGCGACTACAGGATACAAGCAGCGACCTGCTTATACAAAAAATATTGGCAAAACTGCAGTGATTGGAAGGTTACGAGCGATTAAAGAAAGGATTAATAAAAAGTTTATGGAATTAGAACATGAATTAGTAACGTTAACTAAGAAATGGTTTATTGACCGTGACCTCGAACACGGTGGACGATTAGACAAGCAGGCTCTTAAATTGAGTGAGGAATTTGGCGAGCTATGCGCTGGATACCTCAAGCAGAATGAGAAGCTGACCAAAGATAGTATCGGTGATTGTGCAGTTGTTATTGTGGGGCTGGCATTATTAATTAAAGAAGATGTACACGCTATTTTTGAAGAGTCTGACAACATCAGACGTAAGGATGTGATGGAATGTTTTAAATTGTTAAATACAAACATTTCAGAGTTCCAGCTATCGCAGGATTTGGCAAGTAAGGAAATGTGCAGACATAATTTAGTACGTGCGGTAGCTTATCTAAAATCTATTAGTAAGGTACTCGGCTACGACTTTGCAGATTGCTTTGAGGTGGCATATAACGAAATCAAAGACCGCAAAGGTAAATGGATTGATGGAAGTTTTGTGAAAGAAGAGGATTTGCCAAATGAATGAATTAGATTTTTGCGAACACAAAAAATTCACAATTAGTTTTACAAATTTGAATGAAATCAAGTTTGTAGCGAATGATTTTGACGAAGAAGAGTTGAGAAAAATTATTAGTCAGTTTAATAATGGAAACTTAATAAAGATTAGAAACATTTTTGTAAACCCCAAAAATATTAACTATTTTAAAATCGATGATTTAGAGGAAGAGTGAATATGAATAAGCAGAAATTGATTGAGTATTGTGAGTATTTGAAAGGTGATTTAAACAAGTTTATAAATGGGATTGATGTAAATAAGATTATCAAAATGATCGAACAACTAGACGAACCGCAGAAAGTAATGATCCCACAGTTTGTGGCTGATTGGATCACTAAGGCAAAAACAGAAGGACTCAAACGAAAAAACAGTCTTGGTTCGTATGAAGAACTATTTCCTTCAGATAGTGCGTACAGTGCTATGTTTTCAATTTTCATTAAAGGATTTGCAATAGGTGAAGTTAGAAATTGGGTTGCTGAGAATACAGACACTTTTGCTCTCGCTTGGATCAATGGCTACGAGGTCGAGAAAGAGAAGCGGTATCGGGTTAGTCTAAAGAATGGGCAACCTTTGCTTAAAGCATATTTAGGGAAGGCTCTTTATTTTAGCCAAGATATAGCTATTGAAAGTTATAAAGTCACCCGCAAAGAATTAGAAGAAGCTGGCTTTGGAGATGTGTTTAATAGCCCGCTGTTTGAGGTTGAGGAGGTGGAAGAATGAATAAAAAAGAACTGATTGAACGGATGGAGGGTTTAAAAAATATTTTCGGAAATAAATGTGAATACATCGAAATAGACGCGGTGATAAAACTTGCTTCTGAACTAGACGAACCGCAGAAAGTCACAGTGCCACAGTTTGTGGCTGATTGGTATGAAGAATATAATTTCGATCTTGAATTTAATATATGGGATTGGATTAAATATACACAAGAGGAAGAAAAAATCAAAAATAGACAATTTACCGAATGGTTAGGAAAAAGCGAGAATGATCCCGTTGAAACCTTAGTTAAGATGAAACTGTTTGGCTACGATGTCGAGGAAGAAAAGCGGTATTTAGTAAAAGTGAAAGGTGTTAATGATTATGATTGCTATCTTAATAAAGGTTTATTATCCAAAGAATATTTTTGGGAATCAAAAGCCGAAATCGGTGGGTGCAGAACCAAGCACACCCGTAAACAATTAGAAGATGACGACTTTGGCTGGGTGTTTGATTGTGAAGGAATTGAGATTGAGGAGGTGGAAAATGAGTAGATTTGAAATATATTTATCTAAAAACGACCTTGAGCATATCGCTAACGGGCATGATATAAAAATAAAAATCGATGGTAAAAGATTTTTGAAAACAAATGAAATCATTTTGAAGCCTACTTTAGTAAATGATATCGTGAACCCGTTGATAAACTATAAACATAAATTAATCAACACAGAGCAGCAAAATCTTGTTAATAATTTCATGGGAGGCGCAAGATGACAAAAACTATAGAATTGCCAGAATACTATGCACCATTTGGAGAGAATGCACGTTATGGAACTCTGGAAGAACTGAAAGAACTGTTACTCTATAAACGAATTGTGAAATGGGATAAAGAGTTTCTGCTACTCGAAGATGGCACAAAGGTCACTATTGAAACGTCTGAAAGTGACTGTTGTGCCTCTGCTGGAGGAGAATTCCAAAATGTGAAACTTGACGCAGTAATTACAGATGTCAAAATTGGAGAACAAGCAAGAGAAGAAGACGATTGGGGAACAACTACCAGTACAAACACGGTTACTATTTATCATAACCAGAACCCGATAGCTCTAGCTGAATGCGAAGCTGATGACGGGAATGGTGGCTTTTATTATAGCGTAGGTTCTCTAGTTATCGGAAATATCCATTTTCCAGTAGTTGATGCTTGATAATCAGTTTTTAGGGAAGGAGCAACAGAATGACACGACCAAACAGATATCCATATACTAAGAACCAGTGGGAAGAAGAAATAGCACTAGTGTGTTTTAGTGATGGCGGCCATCTTGAGATGAGAAATGAGCGAAATAGAATTACAGGCGAGGTGAAGAAATGAATTACAAAGTAACAGCAAACGGTAAAGAAATAGAGTATGGTGCATTAGTTGAAAAATCACGTTTTTCAGACGAAGAATGGTCTGCTATTTATGCTGAGATTGTTAAACAAAATCAACCAGAAGTTTTTGAACGTAAAAAGTTAGACAGTGATTACATCGATGCATTTGGTGCTCTAATTGCTCTTGAAGAACGTTATGAAGCGTTGCTTGAATTGTTGCCGCAGGATGAGTTCTCTTACGCTGGCACGCATCCAAAATGGGTAGCTGATGCAGTCGCAGAAAATACCTTAAACAAGTCGGATGTGATCTGCGATGTATCTGATATGATTGAAAGATGCGGAAATATAGAAGAATTGAAAAATGAACTAATAGAGTATTTCGGAGTAGACCAATGACCCTACAAAACTTTATTTATTTACTATTCTCACTGGTCTGGATCTCTGGCTTGATCTGGGCTGGTGTGATTGCTTTTAAGAGTAGAAAGGGGAAGCGATGAGTTTAGATAATATCCATATACCAATACGAGCAAACAGAACTCTATCTATTGCCCAAATAAATGGCAAGCTAGAGATAGCTGTACTTGGTATGGATGATTTATTTGTTACTGATTCGTACTTTATTAATCTGCACGATGCAGTAAAACCTTTTAATGATATACATGATTTAAAGAATATCATTGACCAAATTTTAGATGTGGAAGGTATGCTATGACTAAACTATTTTACACAATCCTCACATCAGTATCGTTAGTATTTCTGATCGTGTGTATTAACTTAAACTCACGGATTGAAAGTCTTAATAAACGTGTGAGCGATCTGGAATGGACGGTACAAGAACATGAGTTATCTATCCAGCGACTGGCAGAACAGAATAATGCGCAGGATGTTATTTTAAATAAATTAAACAGCGAGTACCAAATGCGAGAACGACAAAGGGCAGAGGAATTGAAAGAGGTGGCTGATAGAAATGGAGTGGGAGGATAATATGACACAAGATGAAGAATTCTGGAAAGAAATCCAAAGTAAGAAATTCCATTTTAAAAGGGAGGGACAAATGAAAGCAAGACTATTTATCGCAGGAGCATTTAATGATGTCTCAATCGCAGAACAGATGAATACCTTTTTTGATGAGAATCCTAATATTAAGATCGAGGCAGTCGATTATAAAGTAAATCAACGTGTAGTGGACTGCGTTCCATTTAATGATCGCGAGTGTCTACTTATCTATCGTGAGGGCAACGAATGAACATAGCAAGTAGACTATCTGCATTAAAGTATATTGATATCAAAATCAAATCCAAACGGCAGGAGATCGAAAACCTCAAGTCTGCTATTTTAAAGGGGCAGGTATATTCTGATGAACCAAAGGGGAGCAAGCGTGGAAATGCTACGGAAGATTTAAATATTAAAATTATTGACGGGGCTGAAAAGATTCGCGCAGAGATTAACCAGCTCATGGAAGAACGCACGCGCCTTATTAATGCAATCGAGGATTTAGATGACCCATTGGAAAATATCGTGTTGAGATTAATGTACGTTAATGGCTACTCATGGCAAGAAACCAAGAGAGAATTGAATTATTCTCATGCGACAATCCAAAGAGCGAGAGCGAAAGCGATTGAGCATTTAGTTATTAAAGATGAACCAACCTTTAACAAATGATACACACGACCTGATAATATAGTATACAGAAAGAGATTCGTAAGGCAGCAGAAACGTTCGCAAGCCTAATTGTTTTGTCTCCTTATTTAGTACCAATGATCTGCAATAGCTTTGCGGATCTCTTTTGTTATTTTAAAAGGTGATAATATGAGACCACAGAAGTTAACGATGTCAAGAGGTAAGCGAGTCTTATCTGACTATGGTTCAAGGCAAGACGAATACGCTGAATACAATCGTATGCGATGGAAGTACGATCGTGAAGCCAAAGCGTTTTATAATTCGAAAGAATGGAAAGCATTATCTCGATTGGTTCTGCTTGAAAATGATTATGTATGTGAATATTGTGGAGACGAAGCAACGATGAGTGATCATGTGATTCCATTGAAAGCCGATTGGAATCGAAGATTAGATAGAAGTAATCTAAAAGCAAGTTGCAAAAGATGTAATGATAAGAGAGCAATTCTCTATCGTAACAATCTGTTGTGATTGTCATTCGTGTCAACCGACTGAACCCTACTGCGGGTCTTGGGCGAACGAAGATAAAAAGAAATGGGGTTAATGTTCGGAATTTACCCCCACAATTTTATGAACGGGGCTATATGGTTCGTGATTTAAAGGACGCGGCCTCTTTTGTACGAAAAATTCCGTTTTTAAAAAGTCGTTTCAGTAAAGGAGGTGTCAATTTGGGACGAAAAATGAAGCTGGTAGCGACTACTAAAAGTCATTTGACCAAAGAAGAGAAGATCGCACGCAAGAAGATTGAGGACAAGGCTTCTGATGGTTTGGAAGCACTACAAATCACACCACCAAAGCACTTCGATGCGATTGCAAAAGCAGAATACAAGCGTGTGATTAATGACCTACGAAAGCTACCCCTCAGAAATTTAGATCGAGCGATTTTAGAAACATACTGTACGTGGTATGCGGTCTATAAGGAAATCTCTCGCGGATTGCAGAAAGAGGGATACGTATACGAGACAAGTAGTGGTAAAGTCTTACCGAATAAAATGCTGTACAGTCTTGAGCGTGCAACCACTAACTTAACACGAGCAGCATCACAACTTGGTTTGACCGTGGACAGTCGAATGAAGTTATACGTTCCACAAGTGGAAGAGAAGAAAACCAGTATATTTGATAAGTTTGGAGGATAACACCTCCTTTTTATTTTAGGCCGTTGGTGTAGAGGTAACATGACAAGCTCCAACCTTGTAGTCGTGGGTTCGATTCCTACACGGTCTGTATTTTGTCAGAAAGGAGGATGAAAACAATCGTAGATAAGAAATATCAAGATGTAGCTTATAAGTACGCTAAAGAAGTGCTTGACGGAAAGCGTAGAGTGAGTGCGAAAGTCTATAAGGCTTGCAAGCGACACATGAGAGATTTGGAGAATATTCCCAACAGCGACTACGACTACTTTCCAGACATGGCGCAGAACCCGATTGATTTTATTGAAATCCTCCCAGACGTCAAAACTGGCAAGCCTTATCCACTAGCAGAATTTCAGAAATTCATCATCGCTAGTTTATACGGTTGGCGCAAAAAGTCAGATAAGACTATCAGACGTTTTAGAAAGGCTATGATATCCCTTGCCCGCAAGAATGGTAAGACAATTCTTGTCGCTGGTATCTTGCTTTATGAATTTCTGTTTGGTAGGAATCCTGCGATGTCACGACAGCTATTTTGTACTGCAAACGATAAAACGCAGGCAAAGATTGCGTTTGAGATGGCCCGTAAGCAGTTAGATGCTTTGAGGGCGCAAGATGAAGATGTCCGTAAGGCTACTAAGCGAGTGCGCGAGGAATTGCGAAATTTGGTAGATGAGTCCTATATACGACCGCTTTCCCGTGATACGGGGGCAGTCGATGGATTTGAACCGTATGTTGGTGTACTAGATGAGTTTGCAGCATCTAAAACGAATGAAATGATCGAGCTACTTGAATCTGGTCAAGGTCAGCTAGATAATCCATTAATTTTGATTATCTCAACCGCTGGATTTGATTTAAATGTACCAATGCACACAATCGAATATCCATATATCGAACGGATCTTAAACGATGAAATCACAGATGATGGATATTTTGCATTTATTGCTGAACAGGACAATGAAGAAGAGATCAAAGATGAAGCAAACTGGATTAAGTCAAACCCTATTTTAGAAGTTGAAGCACTCTACGATAACATGATTGACTATCTGCGAACACGTAGAAAAGTATCGCTTGAAACTGGTACAGTGAATGAAGTGCTGGTTAAGAACTTCAATATGTGGCGACAATCATCTGAAAGCTCATATATGGATAAATCGAGCTGGCAACAAGCCAAACTAGATGAAAAGCCAAACACACAAAAGCGCAGAGTATGGATTGGTGTCGATGTTGGGAAGGTTAACGACTTATTTGCCATCTCCACGATGGTCCAGATGGACGATTATTGGTTTTGCGATAGCTTTTCATTCGTAGCTACTAAATATGGACTAGTTGCGAAAGAAAAGCGTGATGGTGTCTCTTATACCAATTTAGAGCGTATGGGAGAATGTGAGATCACTACACTCGAAAGTGGTGTGATTGATGATGAGCGTGTCCTTGAGAAATTGGAAGAGATGATCTATATGAACGAATGGGAATTACAAGCGATATGCTTTGACCCATACCAATTTAGCTCATTGATTGCAATGATCGAGAAGCGACATCCAGAGTGGCCATTAATTGAAGTTAGACAAAACACAATGGTTTTGAATATGCCTACTAGACAACTGCGAGATGAAGTCTTAAAAGGCACAATCAAGCACGCTGGGAATCAATTGCTTACTATGGCTATCAATAATGCGCGTGTCAAAGTCGATAACAACGGTATGCGTATTGATAAGGACAAAAATAGCAACAAAATTGACCCACTAGATGCTCTGTTAGACGCCTATGCGGTATGCTACCTTGAACCATTTGACGGGTCTGGTTACTGGACGAATGAGAAGATTTTGGGAGGAGGTAGCCTATTTTGATTTTACTGAAATATATACACACAATCCTATTGCTGATCGGCATAGGGTTTTTAATTTACGGTCTTTTCTTGGTGAATCCAGTGGTTGGATTTATCTCAACTGGATTGATCCTAATTATTTTAGCGATTTACATTGATCGTGGAGGTGCGCAATGAAGAAACGAATTAAGAAGAAATACGAGCTACTGGAACGTATCGAGTATTTAGAAAATGACTTCTTTAAATTTACTCAAGATACAGTAGATGTCATTGAATTCTTAGGTAACGAGATCAAACGACTTGAGCGCAAACATAAAAAATATTGATTTCAATGGATAGAAAGGAGGTGAGATTATATGAGTTTCTTTCAACCATTGGGATCAACCAAACCCTCTTATGATGATTACATTTCGTCCGTGTTATCTGGCAACTACTCCCCAGAATACACTGGAATATCTGCATTAAAAAACAGCGATATTTTAACCGCAGTAACCATCATCGCTGGGGATATCGCACGATTTCCACTATTAAAGAAAGACTTTACTGGAAATATTGAGCAAGATGCAGATTTGAACTATCTCTTAAATGTTAAATCAACTGGTAACGTGTCAGCACGGACATGGAAGTTCGCAATGACCGTTAACGCGATTCTAACAGGGAATTCGTTTTCTCGAATCTTACGAGACCCTAATACTGATAAGGCGCTTCAATTTCAATTTTACAGGCCGTCCGAAACGACTGTAGAGGAAACGGACGACCACAGACTGATATATACCTTCCGTGACCGTTTAACGGGTAAGGCGATTGAATGTAAAGCAGAAGATGTCATTCATTGGAAGTTCTTTAGCCACGATACCATTTTAGGACGGTCTCCACTACTTTCCCTCGGAAGTGAGATCAGTCTGCAAGATGGTGGGCTGAATACATTAATTAAATTCTTCCGTGATGGTTTTTCTAGCGGAATTATCAAGCTCAAAGGTGCGCAATTAAATGGTGAAGCCCGCAAAAAGGCCCGTATGGATTTTGAAAAGATGCGCGAGGGTTCGACTGGTGGAAGTCCTTTGGTATTTGACGATACGCAGGAATATACACCGCTTGAGATTGATACGAATGTCTTGCAGTTAATCACATCTAATAACTTTACGACCGCACAAATTGCGAAAGCCTTGCGTGTACCAAGTTATAAGCTGGGTGTGAATAGTCCTAACCAGTCTGTAGCACAGTTGGCTGAGGATTATGTTGCGAACGACTTGCCGTTTTATTTTGACGCTATCACGAGCGAACTTGCCCTTAAAGTGTTGGGCGATGAAGAACGCAAACTATTTAAGATTGAGTTTGACACTCGAAGCGTGACAGGTCGAAACGTAGATGAAATCACGAAGTTGATTATCAACCAAGTCATCACACCCAATGAGGGGCGCGTGGAACTTGGTAAAGAGCGTTCGTCTGATCCTAACATGGATCGTTACCAATCTAGCTTGAACTATGTCTTTTTGGATAAGAAAGAGGAATATCAAGCAATGAAAGGGGGTGAGAATGAAGATGGCAAAGAGAATCAAGATGAAAGGGCCACTAATTCCGAATAATAGCCAAGAAGCCTACGACTACTTTGGCTTGGAAGCGGTAAGTGCTAAATCTATCACAGATGCTTTCCCAGAAGACAATGGTGACATCGTTTTGGAAGTTAATTCAAATGGTGGACTTGTCACAGTTGGTAGCGAGATCTATACAGCTTTAAAAAGCTATTCTGGGAATGTAACCGTAGAAGTGACTGGAATGGCTGCGAGTGCTGCAAGTGTAGCGATTATGGGTGCTGATAAGGTGCTTATTAGTCCAACAGCACAAATCATGATCCACAAGGCGCTTTATGGATACGTATCTGGCAATAGTGATGATCTGGATAAAGCATCTAATGCGCTAAAATCAAGCGATCGAGCTATCGTTAACGCTTATGTAGCAAAAACTGGCTTATCAGAAGAAGAAATTCTTGACATGATGAGAAATGAAACCTATATGTCAGCTAGTGAAGCGGTTGAAAAGGGTTTTGCGGATGAAGTGATGTCCTTTGATGATGTTGGAGCAGTAGCAAGCCTTGAAAATGGATTGTTACCGCAAGCGGTTATTGATGACTTCTACGCTAACCGTAGCAAGCGTAAGTCAGAAATTCAAAATATGCTACGAGAAATCGAAAAAGAAGAATTACTTAAAGGGCTATAAGCTCTTTTTTTAATACCAAAAAGGAGAAAAAGGTATGTATACAGAAAAAATGAAACAGATTAAAGCGCTAATTGCAAAAGCTAGCGCAGAAATCGCTGCTAAGACAGAAGAATTAAAATCTGCCTTGAATACTGAAGATCTTGAAAAAGCGCGTGCACTTCGCGTTGATATTGATGCTTTGAAATCTCAAAAAGAAGAAGCTGAAAACGACTTGAAGTCTTATGAACTTGCAGAAGCTGGTAACGCTGAAAGCGAAGCTGGTAAAGCTCATAAAGTAAAAGCAGAAACCAAATCTTACCGTGAAGCAGTAAATGAGTACATCCGTACTAAGGGTGCGAAAGCTGATGCGCAGTTGAAACTTGAAGGAAAAGACCTTCTTATCCCTATGAATGAAGCGGTAAATCCAACACAAGATGGATTGAAAAAATCAAACACTGAAAAAGTAACTAGCAAGGAAATTGTTACTACTCCAATGCGCGAAGTTAAGACAGTCCTTGACCTTAAACAATTCGCGACTATCCATAAAGCATCTAAAGGTGAAGGCTCTTACCCAATCTTGAAGAAAGCTACATCTAAGATGGCCAGTGTTGAAGAATTGGAAAAGAACCCAGCTCTTGCTAAACCAGAATTTACAGGAGTTGATTGGAAAGTTAAGACTTACCGCGGTGCTATTCCATTGTCTCAAGAAGCTATTGACGATGCAGATGTTGACCTTTTGGCAATTGTTGCAGAAGCAGCTAACCAAATCAAAGTCAATACTACTAACGATGCGATCGCTACTGTATTGAAAGACTTTGAAGCTAAGACTGCTGCTGATTTGGATACAATCAAGGAAATCTTGAATGTGAACCTTGATCCAGCTTATAACGTGTCATTTGTTGTTTCTCAAACGTTCTACCAAAAATTGGACACTTTGAAAGACAAGAATGGTCGTTACCTTCTTCAAGATTCAATCGTTTCTGCATCTGGTAAAGTCTTCCTTGGTCATCCAGTATTCGTAGTATCAGACGAAGCGTTTGGAAGCGCTGGTGAAGCTCATGCGTTTATCGGTGATATCCAACGCGCTGTACTCTTTGCTGATCGTCAAGAGCTTGGTCTTCGCTGGACTGATAATGAAATCTACGGTCAATACTTGCAAGCAGTTGTACGCTTCGATGTTAAAAAAGCAGATGCGAAAGCTGGTTACTTCGTTACTATGCCCTAATACTCCCCCAGCAAGCGGGGGTGTCTCACGGTCTGCGGTTACTCTAGCAGTACCAACCGCAAGCAGCACCAAAGCCGACATCATGGCTTATCTCGATAGCAAGGGAATCTCATACAGCGCATCACAAACCAAAGAGCAACTACTTGCATTGATTGGAGCGTGATGCTATGGCTGTAACGGATTTAGAAGATGTAAAACTTTATTGCAAAATTGATTTTGACTTTGAGGATCAAATGCTTGAAGAAATGATCGATGCTGCAGAAGATGAAATCTGTTTTGCTATCGGAAATGATGTAACTCCTCAAGATTTAGCAAAGTATGCTAAGTTTACGCTTGCCGTTAAAAAGCAAGTGAAAGAGGAATACGAACATCGTGGCTTGTCCGCCGACACACAACGGCACGGATTGGCCAATGGTGTACTTAATATTATCCATCAATTAAGAACACGGAGGGAACTCGATGATCACAAGAAAGATGAATCACAGAGTAACGTTCTTCCGTGAAATCGGAGGTCAGAACGAGGATGGTGAGGTTGTCTCTCCATCTCGCAAAAACCTCTATACTTGCTGGGCTGAGGTTGCTAAGACTTCCTTGAAAGACTTTCAAGAGGGAGCAAACCAGACGGCTAACAAGAAAGCTAAAGGGATTGTTTCTTCGAGCGAATTGAAAACCTTGTATATTCGTCACAATCCAGAGCGACCATTTGATAGCTCAGATCATGTTGAATTTAACGGGTTTGAGTATGATATCGTGTCGGTCGATGTGGACGAATCATCTTTTGACATGGATAAAATCAGCATTAAGAGGCGGACATGACAAAAGGTCTGGATCAGATTTTATCACGACTGAATGAACTGCAGGTCAAAGCTCCGAAAGCTGCAAGAGCAGCAGTAGGGGAAGCTGCCGATGAGGTTGAAAAAATACTAAAGGTGTACACACCAGAGTATTACGTGTTAAAAAAGAAACACGCTAGAGACGATACGATGGTGACAGGCTTTAAGGGTGCAGATCATGGATTGATATCGAAAGAAATCGGTTACGGTCGCGTAACTGGTTGGCGGATACACTTTCCGGATGGTGGTACAAAATACCAAAAAGAACAAGGTTTTGAAGAAAGAACAATTAATGAAGCAACACCAATAGTTAAGGAAATATACGCTACGAAAGTAAAGGAGGGATTGGGATTGTGACAGTAGAAACAATAGCTTATAAGTTATTAAGCGATAACGAAGAACTGAATAGCTTACTTGATAAGTTACGAGGGAAGAAATTCGGTCTTGGCTTTAAACAAGGAATCTTTACTTACGATATCCCAGAGCGACCTACGAACGCTTTGAGTAAGGAGCTTGCTCCATTTATGCGTATTTATCCGACCTATGCGAATGATGTTGAGTTTGCAGATGATAAAGCCATCTCAACTGAACACAGGATCACAATCAACTTTTGGTGTTTAAATGCCAAGCAGTCTGAACAGATTGCTGAATTGATGGATAAAATTTTAGAAAGTAACGGTTTTGAACGTTACACAACGAACGAACTGCCAAGATACAGAGATAACGATATTGACTTACTGGTAAATGTAAGAAAGTATCGTTTTTTTGATTGGCAACTTGAAAAATTAAGAAACGAGGATTAATGAATGTCTAAAGTTAAATTTGGATTGCGTGGCTTTGAATTTGGTGAAGTAACATCAGAAAATAAAGTCCCAACAACTATGAAATTGACTGGTATGAAATCTGCTAAGATTGATATCACGAACGAACTTGTAACGATTGCTGCCGATGATGGCCCATACGTAGTATTGTCATCTGGGATCACAGGCACACAATTGGAAATCTCAGTACTTGACTTGCCAACAGAGGCACGTAAGGTATTGTATGGAATCGAAGTTAAAGACGGTATGGAAGTCTACAACAAGAACCTCACTCCTAAAGACGTGGCTTGTTGCTTCCGTACATCTACAGAAGATGGTAAAGCTATCTGGATCGGTCTCCTTAAAGGTAAATTCTCATTGCCTGGCATGGAAACTGAAACCAAAGACGGCTCTCCAGCACCTAAAGAAGATAGCGTAACAGGTAACTTTGTAGCGCGTGGTGACGATGAAAACGGCGATGTAATGATCATCGCTCGCGAAGATAACCCAGCATTTAATTTGGAAAAATTCCGTGCTGCAGTCTTCCCAAAGTCGTAAGCGCCGCACCAGCATCGCCTGTAGGCGCAGGATAACAACTTTCTAAGCATGGAATCTATTTCCATGCTTTTTATTTTTATTTAAAGGAGTAGGAAATGTACACAATCAAGCTAAATATCGGTGGAATTGATAAAGAATTTACCAAAGAATATATCAATGTGGAGGATAACCTCCTCGCAACTGAACAAAACGTGCGACAATCAGCACTTATCCAAGACCCTAAGAAAGCGAATGATCCAAAAGAAAATCGCAAACTAAATGAAGCATATCTAAAAATGTTCGTGGATATGTTTGGCGGTCAGTTTAAAGTCGAAGATTTGAAGCAAGCAGATATCACGATTTTAAAAACACTTGAAAAAATCTATCTCGCAGCGCTTGGAATTAAAGAAGAAGTGATCGAAGACCTTGAGGGTGAAGACGAAAAAAAGGGATAAGCCCAGAAGAAGCGCGTGACAATCTCCTAATCTGGTTTCAGGAATTGATGCAGCAAGGGTATACAATCCTTGAAATTAAACAGATGCGACTTTCTGACTTTGATTTAATGGTAAAAGCCTTTGAAACGAAGAAAGAAGAATCAGAAAAAGAGACCACGCTTGATAAAGCATTTCCGCTTCTATTTGGTTAGGAAAGGAGGATAAATGGCTAGCAATTTAGGTGAATTAGTAGCAACAGCATCGCTGGACATCCAACCATTCGTAGGAACGACTAAACAACTAAGTATGTATATGCGTGGTCTTGATAAGTCTTTATCTGCGATGGAAAAATCCTTTAAGAACGCTGGTAAGGGTGCAAAAAACATCGCAGGAATGAAAACCGTGTTAGGTGAAACTGCGAATAGTATTAAAGCCTATGAAAACCTATTAAAAGATCAAACCTCTCATTACAATAATCTAAAGTCTGAGATTGGCGATCTAAGCAAAGCAAGTTCGAAGAATAAGGAAGATTTGCTTGGCGCACGTAATGCAATGTTGCAGACGGCTACGACCTTATCAGATTTGAGGGGGCGGTATGCTGACCTCACTAAAGAAATCAATATCCAGTCTAGTAAGTGGACGCAAGTTGGTGATAGTTTGCATTCATTCGGTTCGAAGATGCAGGGCATCGGCAAGAATATGCAAAGTGTTGGATCGACACTCACAAAAGGTCTGACTGTACCACTGTTAGCTGGGGCTGGGGTGGCAGTTAAGGCTGCGATTGATTATGAGAGTGCGTTTGCTGGCGTTAAAAAAACAGTGGACGGAACTCCACAACAATTTGCCCAACTATCTACCAGTATCCGTGAGATGGCTAAAGAAATGCCATCTAGTGCAGTTGAAATCGCACACGTAGCAGAAGCGGCAGGGCAGTTAGGTGTACCAATCGGTGCGATCAAAGACTTTTCCAAAACTATGATTAATTTGGGAGTGTCTACTAACCTAAGCTCCGAAGAAGCTGCATCGTCAATCGCTAAGATTGGTAATATCATGCAAGTATCTGGCAAAGACCTTGGTACATGGTCTGGACACTTTGGGTCAGCCGTGGTAGATTTGGGTAACCATTTTGCCACGACAGAACGTGATATCGTTGAAATGACTAACCGTCTTGCAGCAGGCGGTAAACTTGCTGGTTTAACTACCCCAGAAATTCTTGGCCTTGCTACTGCTATGAGTAGTGTGGGTATTGAAGCCGAAGCAGGGGGAACTGCGATGAACCAGACCCTTACTGGTATCGGTAAGGCGGTAGCTGGTGTAGGTAAGGGTGCAAGCTCTAAATTAAAACTTATCGCACAGACTGCAGGTATGACTGCAGAAGAATTCTCTCAAGCGTGGAAGCAAAAACCAGCAGAAGCATTGCAAGCATTTATTAAAGGCTTACAACGTGCGCATGATGAAGGTAAGAACATGGACGGTATTCTTTCGGATTTAGGTATGAAAGGTATCCGTCAAGGTAATATGTTGAAATCTCTTGCATCTGCATCAGACAAGATGAGTGAGGCAGTGAACCGCTCAAACTTAGCATGGAAAGAAAACAACGCACTTACGAATGAAGCAAGCAAACGCTATGAAACAACAGAATCTCAACTTAAAATCTTTAAGAACAAACTTACTGACATTGCTATTGAATTCGGTGGACCACTACTTAAAGCGTTGAATAGTGGTTTGGATGCTGCGAAACCGTGGCTACAAACACTTTCAGACATGGCTAAGAAATTTAGTGAAATGTCAACTGAGCAGCAACAAAGCATCATCAAATGGGGTGCTATGGCTGCTGCGATCGGTCCAGCTTTGAAATTCTTTGGTAAAGGTGCAAGCATTATCGGTGGATTTGCTAAAGGCCTTGGAACGATTGCTAAAGGCATCGGTACATTTAGTGGTACACTTAAAACCATTTCAAATGGTGGTGGATTTATCAACGGTCTAAAACAGATGGCTACTGGTATGACTGCTACTGGTACGGCTGCAGAGGGTGCGGCTGCAAGTACAGGATTGTGGAGTACAGCCGTTGGAATATTAGGAAGTGGCGCAACTTGGGGTATCCTTGCTGGCGGTGCTGCATTAGTAACTATTGGCATCATTGCCCATGAGATCGCAGAAGCGAACGAACGTACTCAAACGTGGGGTACAAGCGTAAGCAAACTACAGGACCAAGAATTATCACGGTTAAAATCCAAAGTCGATGAAGTCCATCAGGCTACCGTTGGATTTGGTCAAGGTGGCGCACAAGCGGTTGAAAATGTACGTAAGAGTGTGCAAGGTCTTGCTGATGATATCCAAAAAGCGATCGACAAAGATCTTGAGAAGACTCTTAAAGGTCTTGAAAAAGTTGGTGCGAGTGAAACAATCCAAAAACGTGCTGTAGCGCAAGCAGAACAGCAAAAGAAAAACATCCAGTCGATGACAGATGAGATTGTGCAGATTTATCAAAACGCATCTGACCAACACAGAAAGATCACTCGCGAAGAACAAGCGATTATCTACGACTACGAAAACCAATTTATTGACAAGCAATTATCATTGCAGAAATATTCTGCCGATGAACGTACTGCAATTATGAAAGCCATGAATGGCCAGATTAGTGATCTAAATGAAACTCAACTACGCAAAGGTACAGGAGTCGTAGCTAAATGGCTCAAAGAAGAACAAAAACTATACGATGAGCAAGTGACTGCATTGAAAGATGCTCACGAAAAGGGGATTTATAGCCAGTCCGAATACAACAAGGAAATGGAAAAACTAAATGCCCAACACAAGTCCAAGATGGAAGCATTTGGCCGTGAGTATGCTGCTCTTCAAAAGGAATGGAGTAAGAAAGTACCTCTTAATTTCGGTAACGACGAACAACGTAAGATGTATTTTGATCAGATGCGCAAGGATTGGGCAGAACTTGGACTTGACTATGATAAGATGATGGCCAAGGCAGACCAATTCGCCGACATCGTGGGTCGTTCGTCTGGTATGGTTGCTAAGAGCGTGCAAAATATGTCGCAGGAGACCAAAGATGCCAACAACATCTGGAATGGATTAGTATTTGATCCTAAGACTGGACAAGTCAAGACCAATGCGCAAGAGGAAGTAACTAAAGCGCTCCAAGCTGAAAATGGCTGGGAGAATATGCAGTTTATCCTCAAGCACGCAAACCTTGAGACTAACGCTAAGATGACGATCGGACAAGCACTGGTTGAGGTTGGCAAGTGGGATAGCTTAACCCCACAAGAGAAAGAGTTAGTAGTCGGTAACAACCAAGGTATGAAAGCCGTCCTTGACAGTAAAACATTGCTGGAACAGTACAACGCAATGCCAGCAGCAGTCAAGGAACTCTTGATGAAGAACACTGACTTTCTCTCATCTGGTGAACGTGCTACAGCAATCATTGAACGCTGGAACACACTCACACCAGAGCAGAAAGAACTCATCTTAAAGGATGCTGCGAGCGACAAGGCTGAACGTGTACGACTAGCAGTCGACTCACTAACTGGTATGGCCCACGTAGTTAATTTAGATGCAGAAGATAAGACCAAGAGCGCTATCGCTAGTGCGATGTCTAGCATCTTAACGTTACCAACTGACCACAAGACGGATTTGATTGCAACTCCAGACGGTGTTACCCTTGGAACTAACCAAGCTATGGGCGCTTTGGGATTGTATAACGGATTCGCAGTACCTACAAAACAATTTACTGCCGATGCAAGTAACGCAACTAACGCTGCTAACCAAGCAATTGATAAACAGCAAGAGTGGAATAGTACACCTAGTCCAGTTAAACCGCAGTTGGGTGATCCAACTGGTGCGATAACTGCTGCACGGCAAGCTATTGAAAATCAAAACGCTTGGAATAGCACTCCAAGTCCTATCAAGGGCATCAATGCACAAGATAATACTGCAGGCCCTGTTTGGAGCGCTCAATCAAATATCAATAGCGTTCAAGGTAAGACAGTATACATTGATGTCGTAAGGCGGATGATTGGTGGAGCAGCAGCCGCGATTGGTTTTAAAGATGGTACAGACTACCACGAAGGTGGACTTGCAATGGTCAATGACCAACGTGGTACGCTCTACAAAGAAATGGTCACACTACCGGACGGATCATCGTTTATCCCAGAGGGCCGTAACGTGATCCTTGATCTTCCAAGAGGTTCGAAAGTCATGCGCGCTGGTTTGACTAAAAACTTTATGCGTGAATTAGGTATACCGAACTTTGCGGATGGTGTAGGTTGGAAACATTCGGAAGTTGCGAATGTTACGCAACGAATTAAAAACGTTAATGAATGGAAACGGAACAATGAACAGCGTGATCTTGTACCGTTTATCCAAGAGTTGATTGACCAAGTTAAACGCGGTAACAATCGTGATGAACGACCAAACCAAAACTACACATTGAACGTGCATGGAAATAGCACAGGTCAAGATTTGACACCAGAATTTATGAAACGGTTAATGCGTGAGTTAGCATACTATACTAATCAGGAAGGAAGGGGATTAGCTTGACGACATTTACTTTTAACGGAAAGAAGAATACTGAATTCGGCCTACGAGTAGCAGAAGGCAAGAAGATCACTACTTCCAGCCTTGATGTAGAACGCGTGACTGTAGCAGGGAGAGACGGTGACTTACTAATCAGTAATAACCGTCTTAATTCTGCTGAATTGAGTTTTCCTGTAAATTTTGTAAAAGAAAAAGGCCTAATTGCTACAGAAGTTTATAAAATTTCTGAATGGCTAAACGTGGCAGGTTATAAGGATTTAACGATCTCTTACGATCCAGATTTCATCTATCGTGCTGCATATCTTGAGACATTTAGCATCGAGGAAACCATGCGACAGTTTGGTAAAACAACCATTAATTTTGTGTGCTATCCTGTTAAATTTTATAAGCAAGGTCGTACCACGCAGAAACTAATGAATGGTGCGACACTTAACGGTCTAGGCAATGTAAACGCAAAACCTATCATCACGCTAGTGGGATCGGGCGATTGCACTCTTACTATTAACGGACGCAAGACTAAACTAAAAGATATCCAAGGCAAAATCACACTGGATATGCAAGCCAACCAAGTATTTAAGGATAACTTGCCAGCGTGGGATAAGGTAGTAAGAAGCTCACAATTCCAGATGCCGTACCTTGACTATGGTCGTAACTTGATTTCGTGGGACGGTAACTTTGAAGTGTTTACAATCCCGAACTGGGGGGTTAAGCTATGAGGCCTATTTTATTTAATAAAAATGAGACGGCTTTCGACACTTACGGTCTGGGTGAGCTTAACGTGACCAAGGGAACAGTCACACGGGAACGAAACGGAAATTATACGTTATACGCTGAGATTCCCGTGAATGATCCAGCAACAGCGACTCTTGAGAAAGAAATGAAGCTGAAAGCTGACGCTGGACTGCGTACCAAGAACCAGACATTTGAAATCTCGCGGATTGTTAAAGATAGCAGTAACATCGCTAAAATTTACGGTCAACATATCAGTCATAAGCTGGAATACATGGCAGTTGTTAATGGCAGGGCCTTTAGTGGTTCCGCCTTTACTGCGCTTGCAATCTGGCACGATGCTACGATTGGTGATCTACGTTTTGATGTTTGGTCTGATATCCAGACGACTGGCAAGGGTGTGTTTGACATTTCGAAAATGGAGAACGCACGGCAAGCCCTTGGTGGTGTTGAGGGGTCTATCCTTGATATCTACGGTGGGGAATACGAGTTTGACAATATGACCGTGCGATTGCATAAACAGTTAGGTCGTACTGCTCCAACCGTGCTAGAGTATGGCAGAAATATCCTATCTGCAGAACTCGATGAAACAATCGAGAGCGCATATACTAGTGTGTTGCCGTTTGCTACGTACACACCAGATAAACCAGAGGGTGACACTAGCGATAGTCAGCCCGACCCCGTAACAGTCACGCTCCCAGAGAATTATGTAGATAGCAAGTATAAGGCTCTCTACGCACATCGCAGAATTAAAGTCGTAGATTTCTCAAGCGAATTTAAATCTGATAGCAAGAGTAAGGATATCCCAACACCCGATAAATTGCGTAAAATCGCTAATGATTATATGGAGCGCAATGAAATTGGTAAGCCTAAGATCAACATCAAAATCGAGTATGCTGATCTAGCACGCACACTTGACTATGCGGATCGAGGCTGGATCGAAGAAGTCGAATTATGCGATATTGTACCCGTCTATTATCCACAGATCGGGCTGACCGATGAAACTTTGAAAATAACCACGATCACTTACGATTTTGTCAACGAGCGAAACGAAAGCGTGGAATTTGGCGATATCGG